GGGCCCTCCCCGAGGATAAGGATGGGAACGTTTTATACTCCGACGATGGTTCCCTGGGTAGTTCCGTACCTGTAAACCCCGATGACCTTCTGCTTCTGCCTAACTTGCAACTTCTCCTTCAGCCACCTTGCCTGTTACTATCGCTATGTCATTTTTTAAAACCTCTTTTTTAATTTTATAGATATATTATACCATACTTTTTTGCAAATGTAAAGGAAAAAATGCATTTAATTTAAAAAAAATGATTAACATATTAACTAAGTCCTATACCTTTGAATATCGTTAGGACCAGAGATGCTTGACATCTCTGGACTTTTATTTTTTAAAGCACGAAGTTCTTCGTTAAGTTCTTTAATACGATTATATAAAGCATACTTCTCTTGAACTTCTTCTGCTATCTGCTTTTCTAGCAGTTCGATTTTAGTGAATAGATTCTTCGTCATCTTCTAGATCCAATCTAAATACAAACTCCATACCGTTATCATTATGAGCCTGATGAACCATCTCGCCTAGCGTATAGTTTTCATCATCGACGGTAAAGATAATTTCATTCTCTTCGTCAAACTTTTTTAGTTTTTCTTTTTTAAAATTTATTACATTTGATTTTTTAGACATTTAAACTCCTAATTTTTTATTATACTATTATTATACCACACTTTTAACTTAATGTAAAGGAAAAAGTGATTAACCTGTTAAATGTTTTGAATGAATTCTACAACCTATAAAGTTGTTATAGTAGTCATCTCTAAACAATACATTGTGGTCGAACTGAAGCTTTGCTTCATAATAAGACATTTCGCCTTTTGTTTTACAGAGTTTTAATATTTCACGTTTGAATCTTTCTTTTCCGTGTTGTTCCACAAGCTGGCGTACTTGATTGGATGATCCATAGTAATCTTTCCAGTCTGATTCAACACGTGTTCGTACACGTCTCTTACGTGTTTTAGTGATGGGTAATGTTTTAGGTTTCCAGAAATTCTTCTTTCCAATATATTTTTTGTTGGTATGAATTTCTGTGAGTTGATATACATAGCCTTGATATTCTTCAGGTGTATCTTCAAAAGTTACATTATTATAAGTCCACGTCATCTACTTCTTCAGCTTCAGCTCTCCTACCACATATTGGACAATACTTTGGTTCTTTATATGCTGCCACGTAGGAAGTCTCATCGCATTCTTCGCATTCTATCTGGTAGTCTTTCAAGAATTTGTTCCCTTCTTTCTCGAGTTGCATTTCCCCATTCAGCAATTTCCTGAGTAGTTCTACCGCAACCTATACAAAAGTCCTCTTTAAGAGTACATACTTTAACGCACGGTGAAACTATTCTAGAAATCGATTTCACAGGCACCACCTGCACAGGCGGCTGCAGCGAGTGTATCAACATCTGTATACTTTCTTTCTGTTATGTCTTCTTTCCAGTCGACGGTTTTTAAAGTTGATTGAATCTTATTCCACTTATGTAATAAGTATGCGTCTTTTAAACAATGTTCAGCAAGTACTTGATCTGAATTTAAATAGTTATCAGCAAACTTACCAAACCTTCTTATCCAATCTCTTTTCATAGCATTTTCTGATGACTCTAGAGATAAGTCTTCACCAAATCCTTTTGCTGTAGAACATGCATCCCATAAGTTATTAAAAACTTTAAGTGCGTCTACTACCATGCCAGATGCAAATACAGCAGCATTACCATATTTCTTTACCATATCTTTTGCAGTAATAACTGCAGTGTTTGGTGCTTGATTATAATCTTTGTCACCAGTCATAGGTAAGAAAGAAATACCTGCAAAGGCATTACGATTTTCATATACATATTTTTCTACTTCATCCCAGTCATCTACTATGATTGTATTAGATACATTATGTCTTACACCCTTATCAGCACATAACTCTTCATTAGTGCCAGCTTCGACCCAATGCTTTTGAGCTTTCTTAACTAACTCTAGATGTTTAACACCTAACAAATCATCTTTGTATAAAGATCCTTTATTTGGTAGTATAGGAAATGACACTACGACATCTGTACCACCAGCAGACCATACTGATTCTTCAACCATGTACGGATTAGTCTTCATAATTGCTTGAGTTATTTCTGACTCTTTATTCATTTGCACGTTTCTAATATACATGCTTGAATGCTCGGCGTGAATACCGGATGCAGTTTGTAATAACACAGAAGCGTTACCACTTGGCTTGACACAAGTTGTTCTTGCTGCAGCATTGATTCCTATTATTCTAGCAACTTCTCTATTTACGTCTTTAACTATTTGCGCACCTTTTTCTAATATCTTTTCATTGAAAAGAATATCTGGATTGTTCATCCATCCTGTAATTGAAACTCCAAGTAAAGCCTCTCTATCAAAAATAAGTTTTGATGTATCGGTTAAAAACTTAAAGTCTGTGTACCCCGCTTGTAGGGTACCGAGGATAGACGCTGCTCGGCATGCCTTGTAAAAGTCTTCCTCGGTATTGCATTTGCCTCCATTGATTTCAGTAAGGTTGCAACCTTGCCAACCTGACTTCTTATTGATCTGCGGATACATACCAATCTCCACGCATGGATTTGTAGTATGTTCTTTAGATTCAACGAAGACGAACCCTGGTTCGCCAAACTGCTTGACAGATTCCATAATCTTGCCAAACTCTTCTGGTGTGGTCTCATCTCTTACAATAACTGCAGAGTTGTTTGACCTACCTCTTTGTGGATTATCCATAAACCAGTTACCAGTTTTAGCATTCATCATTTCTTCATCGTCTGGTGAAAAAAGACAAATGGTTGCTGATCTTCTTACGCCACCGGATAATACAGCGTCTGCTGCATGCATAGTAATGTCGTAAGCGTTTATTGGTTTTATATCCATTGGCTCTTTTGAGTCTAATACAATACCTTGTAATAAGTGTTCTATTTTGTCTAAAGACCTACGTAAACCGTTTGGTCCTGGTGCTTTAAATCCACCTGATATAAAAGCACCTTTCGGTCTTATTTGCGATAGATCGAAGTACACTCTTCGTCCTTCGTATTCCGGATATTTACCTCCGCCTACAAAGAAAGAAGACATTAACACGTCTAATGCTGAAGCCCAACCTTCAATTGAATCTTCAACTATATAACCTTTCGCTTGTTTAGTTCTATTTTGAATTTTTGGTAATTTTTTAATGTGATGTTTCTGTACAGAAAATCCTGCACCTGCACCACACAATAAAATATAAAACACCTCGCCAAAGAACTCTGGTCTATTAACGTAAGAAGACGTACAATTGTACATCCTCATTTGGTGTTTCATTAATTGTTCTCCTCCAAACTGGAGTGCACGCTGAGCACCAAGAACTCTTTGTTCTTTATAGGCAGTACGTGCTTCGTCTAAATATTCAGTTAATTCATTCCCATTGCTCATATAATTTTTGTCGTGCATTTCAATAACACGATCAACAGCCTCATCCCAAGATTCATATCTACTATGACCGTCTTTAAAACGCGAATAGCCTTCGTAAAACTTAGTTTGAGACAAAAAATCTCTTGTGTCAACAAATTGTTGCATCTCGTTTCCTCTTATCTTTTTTGATTGTTGTATCTATTATATATTAAAAAACAACTTTTGTAAAGGACTTATTCACCATCTTTTGAAAAATATTTTTCTATCATTTCAATTCTATCATAAGCTGCTGACATCTTATTTAATTCCTCAATCACTGCTTCTGTAACATCTGAATGTTCACCAATACCTGCTGGCATTGTTTGATACACTTGTATATTTGCTTTGTGAACTTCTAGTTCACCTTCGGCTTGTTTCCTTGCCGCTATTATTATTTGATCGCCTACTTTCATAATTATCTCCTATATAATTTTTGCGTTTACTTTTCTATGTTTATTCCAAGCAACAAATCCACCTATTCTTAAAGCCCAATAAGCTAATTTATTTAATAGATGAAATCCATTTTGCTCGATGTTTATATCACGAAATATTAGATCTGCTTTTTTCTGAGTAATATTTCCTATAGTTTTCTTTTTATTTTTTTTCAATAATGTTTCATACTTGTATGCAAAGTCATGTACTAATCCACCCATTAACAATACACCTGTAGGTGATAACCATGTATGTAAGAATTTTGGAATAGATGCACCGTCAAAAGTAAATCCTGCTGGAATGACATACCAATCTCCTTCAATTCTAAAAGTCCAGTCTTCTGCGACTATCCAATTACGTGTACCTATTAGCCACATCCATATTGCTCCCCAAAAACCTTTACCTGCAGTAGGTATTGCTATAGGTTGTAGCTTTGGCATTTCTTTATATTCAAATCCAATAATG